AACGTGCTATGCAAACTCAAGCCGCTGATGGTTCACTAACTATTTCTGATGAAGAAAAGGAACAATTACTATCAGCTATGAATGAACTAAAAGGAGAAAAATAATGGCATACGGATTTGCAGCATTTAACAATAATTTAAATAATAATTTAAATAATAATTTTCTTTCTAATCTAAATGATAGAATAAATTATATAATAAGTGCTGTTAGGGTTGTAAGTATAGTATTAGATGAAACCCATCCTCGTTTTAAAGAACTAGGAGAATGGAGTGCTATAGGAGCTATTGAATATAGAGACGTTATTAATCCTTTTACTCAATTATCTGTTGCTTATCCTTCAAATATATACAATCAAAAATACCCTTTAGTTAACGAAATTGTTTTTCTGCTTAATCTTCCTGATACAGGTGTTGGGGAAGTGACTTCTACTACTAAACAATATTACATAGATAGCATATCTCTTTGGAATACTCCAAACCATAACGCTTATCCTTATAATCCTAATATCCCTCCAGACTCTCAACAAAAAGATTACCAACAATCTTCAGTAGGAAATACTTCTAAAGTAACTAGTCAATATACAAAACTTTATTTAGGTAAAACTTTTCAAGAAAGAGGAAATATACATCCTTTATTACCTTTTGAAGGAGATATTATAACTCAAGGTCGATGGGGAAATAGTATTAGATTTGGTTCTACTGTTCCAAAAACTTCTAATGATTGGTCTTCTGTAGGTACTAGTGGTGATCCTATTACTATTATTAGAAATGGTCAAGGAGAATTAAAAGAAAAAGAAACTAAACCTATAGTAGAAGATATAAATAATGATGAGGCTTCTATTTATTTAACAAGTACTCAAAAAATTCCGTTAAATGCTTCTTCAACTAATTATTTTAGTTACAAAAATAACGCTCCACAATCCCCTAATCAATACGCAGGCAAACAAGTAATTATAAATTCGGGAAGATTAGTATTTAATACAACAGAAGATCATTTATTATTAAGTTCTAACAAATCTATTAACTTAAATGCTGTTGAGGGGGTCAATATTGATACACCAACTATTACTTTCCAATCAGGAAATGTTTATATTGGGTCAAAATCAGCAAATGAACCTTTATTATTAGGTAATCAAACAGTTAATTTACTAAACCAATTAATATCTAATTTATCAGGATTTGCTTTAGTTTGTAGTACTTCTATTGTAAAAGTTGAACCTGATGCTTTATCTAGAATGAATATTGCTGCTACTCAACTAGTAAGTTCATTAAATGCTTTACAAGCTAATTTAAATAACTTAAAGTCTAAATATAATTATACAGTATAATGACTGAAAATTCATATGTTTATCAACTTTTACTTAATGGAGTTCCTAAAGGTTCTATAGTAATTGATATAGAGGGTGGTGTATTTAGTGGTTGGTATTTTATATATAATTTATCTAATATCACCCCAAACCTCAAAGCATATTTAGAACCTCTTATTCCATTAACTCCTGAAGGTATATATAGTAATAAACAATTTGAGAATCAATGGATCGATGAAAGAGAAATTACAGTTGGAATAAATTTACTTAGAGCAGTTATACAACCTTATGTTGATGAAACTGTAAGTTTTATACAATTACAAGCCCCAACTCCTCCCCAACCTACTCAAACCCCACCTGAGTTAGAACAACAAAGACAAACAGAACAAGCCACTGTTCAAAAACAAATGGCTCAAGCTGAAGAAAAAACAGTTGACGCTGATTTAATAGAAAGTGCTACCCCTGATGATCAAAAACCTCAAGGAGCATCAAAATTAGCTCCTTTAATATTTGCTTTAGGATCCCAAATTCCTCAAATCATTGAACCATCAATTCAATCTTTGATGCAAAAATATCTTCCTCAAGAAGTACTTACTATAGCCCAACCTATAATTCAGCAAAAGAAAAATAAAGATTCATTAACTGTTACTGAAGAACAAAGAACTTTAGTAATAGATCAACTTAAAGCTTTGGACATAGATATATGTCCTTCGGATGCTGTTTTGACTCAATTGATAACCTTAAGAAATGATATTGTTCAATCTCTTAATAATATAGGAATTAAAATAGATCAATTAGGTACTTCTATAACTGGTACTTCTAATTTTTTAAACACTATTTTAGGAATTATAACTGCCGTAGATACAGCATCCATTATAGCTTCAGCAGCTGCTAAATTACTTCCTGTTACCCCAGGAGCTGTACCTGCTGCTTTAAATGATGCTCAAACTTTTATACGAAAAATAACTTTTGACCAACAAGGGAATTCCCGTTTATCTAAATTATCGGGAGCTATTAGTAGTTCAGCTTTAGTAGTATCTGTTTTATCTGTTTATATTTTAAGAGTTAAAAATTTATTAGATATTATAGACATATATGTTAATTTATGTCAATTAAATCCTAATTTAATAACAACCTCTAACGCTATTAATTCTTTAGCTAATTCACAAAAACAAGCTCAAAAAACACAAAACCAAATTGGATATAAAGGATTTATAATTGAAATTGAAGAAGTTCCTTATACTCCAACTGTTAATCGTAGACGAGCAATTGGGAAAAATACAGAAGGAATAGTAATGATTCAAACTGAATTATCTTTTACTACTAATAATCAAACTTTAATTAATGAACTTAAATATATTATAGATAAAGAAAATTTATATATAGACATAGTACCTCCCCAATATGATCCCCTACCAGTTACTCCACCTCCTGCACCCCCTAAACCTCCAACTCAAGAAACACCTCAACAAAAATCTTCTTTAGGTGATCCTGATCCTTTAGGTTATTTGGGTAAATATATTGGTGAAGAAGGAGCTTTAGTTTTAGGTAATGGTCAAGTTGAAGACATTTACCAATGGGAAGGTACCAAATGGATTTATATAAAAACTATTGATCTTAATAGAGATTAATAAAAAAACATTAACCTTTAATATTTATAACTAATGAAAACAACAGAATTCAAAAAACTAATTAAAGAAGCTGTTAAAGAAGCTATCCAAGAGGAATTAAAAGATATTCTTTTGGAAGCAGTTCGTTCTCCTAAACAGGTTGTGTCTGAATCTTTAAGAGATATATATGCACAACCCCATATTGAAAACCCTAAACAATTATCTCCCCAAGAACGTAGAGATATGTTTTCTGGTATTTTAAGTGAAATGCAAAAAGGTGGAGCAGCAACAACAGCTTATGCTGGAGATTTTAATCCTAGATCAAAAGGACCTGAAGGTGGTTTACCAGAAGGTAGTGTAGGATTAGACCAAATAATGGCAATGATGAAAAAATAATGGCTTTTGGAGCAAAGAAAATATTTCCATTAGATCAACGCCCTAGTATTGGAGTGGGGGTAGCTTTACCTTTTAATGGTTTTGGAGTATTTAAAACTACTTATACTACTCAAGAATCTATTAAATATAATTTAATTAATTATTTATTAACTAACCATGATGAAAGATATTTAACTCCTAATTTTGGAGGTAATCTACGAAATTTTATTTTTGAACAAATTACTCAAAAAAACACAGACTCTTTAGAAATAGATATCCAATCAATAATTAATGAAAATTTTCCTAATGTTCAAGTAATTTCTCTTAATATAGATTCATTCCCTGATATAAATCAAATAAATATTATATTAAAATATAACATAATAAATACCGGTATAACTGACGAAGTCGAATTAGCATTTACATAATGGCAACCAAAAAGAAAAATATAACTTATATTAATAAGGATTTTACTGAATTAAGAGCGAGTCTTATCAATTATGCTCGCACTTATTTCCCAACAACATATAATGATTTTTCACCAACATCACCAGGAATGATGTTTATGGAAATGGCTGCTTATGTAGGGGATGTATTATCTTTTTACATGGATAACCAAATCCAAGAAAACTTTTTACAATATGCTCGCCAACCTAATAATTTATATGAGTTGGCTTATATGTTTGGTTACAAACCAAATGTAACTCAAGTTGCTACGGTTTATGTTGATTTTTACCAACAAGTTCCCTCTAAACTTGATGGTTCTAATTATGTTCCTGATTTTGATTATACTTTATTTGTACCTCAAAATTCAACACTTTCTTCTCCTAATTACAATAATATTTCCTTCTTTACCGAAGACCCCGTAGACTTTTCAGTTTCTAGTTCAGGAGATCCAACAACAGTAACTATTTATTCGGTTGATAGTTCTAATAATCCCGTGTATTTCCTTTTAAAGAAAACTAGAAAAGCTATATCTGCCAATATTAATACAACTCAATTTTCTTTTACTACCCCTGTTTCTTTTGATACTGTTTATATTGATGATAGTAGAATAGTTGGTATTTTAGATATATTTGATACTGATGATAATGAATGGTATGAAGTAGATTATTTAGCTCAAGATACTATTTACAATTCAATAAAAAATACAAATCCTAACGACCCTAATTTATCTCAATATTCAGGAGATACTCCTTATTTATTAAAATTAGAACAAGTTCAAAGAAGATTTGTTACTCGTGTAGTTAACACTGGATCCCTAGCTATTCAATTTGGTTCAGGTACTTCAAATGATACTGACGAGGAAATTACCCCAAATCCAAATAATGTAGGTATTGGTTTACCTTTTGAAAAGGATAAATTAACAACAGCTTATGCTCCTTCAAACTTTATGTTTACTAAAACATATGGTATTGCACCTTCAAATACTACTTTAACAGTAAGATATTTAACTGGTGGTGGAGCTATTTCTAATATTCCTGCTAATTCTTTAAGTAATTTAGGTTCTAATGCTACTTTTATAAATCCTTCATTAAACTCAGTAACAGCAGATTATGTTTTTAATACTTTAACTATTAATAATCCTTTTGCTGCAGATGGAGGAGGAGATGGTGATACAACCGAAGAAATTAGACAAAATGCTTCTGCAAACTTCGCATCACAATTACGTAACGTAACTCAAGATGACTATTTAGTTAGAGCACTTTCAATGCCTGCTAAGTATGGAGTTGTTTCAAAAGCATACATTGAACCTACTAAAGCCCAATCGATATCAGCTGGTGAATCTCAATCCGTTTTAGACTTATATATATTGTCTTATAACGTAGATAATCAATTAACCACATCTTCCGTTGCTTTAAAACAGAATGTTACTACATACCTATCTCAATATAGAATGGTTAACGATTCTGTTAATATTAAAGATGCTTTTATTATTAATATTGGAGTAAATTTTGATATAATTGTTTTACCTGATTATAATAGTAATGAAATATTAACTAAATGTATAACTGCTTTAAGAGAATATTTTAGAGTAGACAATTGGCAAATTAATCAACCTATTATATTAAAAAATATTTATATTATTTTGGATAAAATTGAAGGAGTTCAAACTGTTAAAAACGTAGATATAACTAATTTAGTAGGAGAATCTTTAGGATACAGCAAATACGCCTATAATATCTCTGGAGCAACTCAAGCAAACGTAATTTATCCTTCACTTGATCCTAGTATTTTTGAAGTTAAATACCCAAATACAGATATTCAAGGCAGAGTAGTACCTTTATAATAAAACAAAATGGCAGTATTTAAAATATTCCCTGAAAAAGACGCAACATTATATTCCTTATTCCCTAATATGAATACAGGATTAGATGAAATAATTGAAGCAACTCTTACAACATTTGCTTATGCTGATCCTAATCCTCAAGTTAGTAGATTTTTAATTCAATTTTCTGAGGAAGATATTGTAGGTGTTTTAGACAAAATTCCACAAGCTACATTCGATGCTGGAAATTGGAAAGCTAACTTACAATGTTTTGTATCTACCGTTACAGGATTAGGAGTAGATACTACTGTTGAGTGTTTTCCTGTTGCTAAAAACTGGGCAATGGGTACTGGTAGATATTTAGATGAACCTATTTCAAGTGATGGTACTTCTTGGATTTGGCAAGATATTTCAGGAAGTAATAAATGGACAGCCACTATCCCAGTAGCTGCTACTGCTTCTTGGGCTTATTGGGTTCCACCAGGAGGAGGTGTTTGGTGGCCTAATCCAGCATATTCTGCTTCTGTTACTTTTAGCTTTAGAGAAAACAAAGATCTTAATTTAAATGTAACTAACGCTATTGATGCTTGGTACCCTTCAGCATCAAGAGCTCCACAATTTCCCAATTATGGATTTATTTTAAAACAAAAAGTTGAATGGGTAGATAATGACAACTACCAACCAGAATTAAAATATTTTTCTGTAGACACAAATACAATTTACCCCCCAGCTTTACAATTTAGTTGGGATGATTTTGTATTTGATACCGGTTCTTCAACTCAAACTATTTTAAATTCATTACCTGCAACCGTAAATGTTGCCCAAAATCCAGGAACATTTTATAGTGAAAGTGTAAATAGATTTAGAATAAATGCTCGACCTGAATTTCCCGAACAAATATGGACTACTAGTTCTGTTTATTTAAACAACTATTATCTCCCTACAGCTTCGTATTACGCCATTCAAGATTTAGAAACTAACGAGTTTATAATTGAGTTTGATACAGACTATACTAAATTAAGTGCCGACGAAACTTCAAGTTACTTTGATTTACATATGAACTATCTCCAACCAGAAAGATATTACAAAATATTAATTCAAAGTAATATAGGAGGAACAACACAAGTATTTAGTGATCAATATTATTTTAAAGTAATTAATGGATAATGTCGGAACAAATAAATTTAAATAAAACAGTTTATAGTAAAACTCAATACGAAAGAGTTATTGATACCTCTTTTACTCAATTAGTTAATCCTACCCCTGTTGATCCTATTACAATACCCTCAATTTCAGTAGCTGAATTTTTTAATAATTATCAAGAAATATTCTTTCAAATACCTAAGTTTGGAGAAACAAATTCTCATGAATATCTTATAAAAACAAGTACCTCATATATTGGTGAAAATCAAGTAGATAATGAAACTATACAAGCTTTAATTAATGAAGTTACTCAATTAAGACAAGAAAATCTTGATCTTTTAATTCAATTATCCTCTGGAAGTATATAATAAATGGCTGAAAATATTAACATACAAGAAATAAACCCTTTAACTTTTGAATATCAAAATTATTCTAGTCAAGATACTTCTTTAATTACAAACTTTGAAGTAAACACTACTTTTGATTCTAATAAAGATAAAAT